TGGCACAAGCATGGGAAGCTGGCCAGATTTTGGTGACGGGCGTCGCTGGCGCCGACCTGTCGGACAAGCAGTTCCGGTTCGTGCGCATCAGCGGCGACAACACGGTGAACGCGATCTCGGCCACCTCGCAGGCTCCCGTCGGGGTCCTGCAGAACGACCCCGAGAGCGGGGAGGCGGCCGCCGTGGCCATCGCCGGGATCTCGAAGGTCGTGGCCGGGGGAACCGTCACGGCCGGGAACGTCGTGACGTGCGATTCCTACGGCCGGGTCGTTGACGCGACTTCGGGCGGCTACGAGGTCGGGATCGCTTGGACCGGCGCGTCGAACGCGGGGGAGCTGTGCACCATCCAGATCCTCCCGTCCGGCGTCCAGGCTTCTTAAAGGAGGTGAGACGGAATGGCGCAGCCTACTAGCAGCCAAGTGCACGTGGACACAGCCTTGACGAACATCGCCATCGCCTACAAGCAGTCCGTGGACAAGCTGATCGCCGACAAGGTCTTCCCGGTCGTGCCGGTGTCCAAGCAGTCCGACAAGATCCTCAAATTCACCAAGGACTATTGGATGCAGGTCAAGGCCGGCATCCGGGCGCCGGGCACCGAGTCCAAGGGCGGCGGCTTCGAGATCTCCGCCGACCAGACCTATTTCTGCGACGTGCACGCGTTCCACGTGGACCTCGCCGACCAGACGGTCAAGAACGCCGACATAGACGACCTCGAGCGCCAGGTCACGGAGTTCGTGATGTGGCAATTGCTCCTCGAGCGCGAGGCGGACTGGGTCAGCAACTTCTTCGACGACACGGGGAAGACGCCGGGGACCGACTTCTGGACCGTGAAGACGCACGCGGCTTCGGGAGGGGATTACCTCCTGTGGACCAACGCCAGCTCCGACCCCGTTGAGGAGATCCTTGAGCTTTGCGACGAGGTGGCCAAGAACACGGGCTTCCGCCCGAACATCCTAGTTCTTTCGCCGCCTGCGTTCCGGGCCTTGAAAATGCACTCCAAGATCCAGGCCCAGGTGGTCTACACCCCGACCGCCAAGACCGACGTGAAAGGCCTGGTGACGCCGGAGATGCTCGCCGAGTTGTTCGAGCTCGACAAGGTCCTCGTGGGCTACACCGCGCAGGCGACTCACGCGGAAGGGGCGGCCAGCACCTCGTACTCCTTCGTGTTCGGGGATCACGCCCTCCTTGTGTACGCCCCGCCGAACCCCGGGCTCCTGATCCCGACCGGCGGTTACATCTTCGAGTGGACAGGGTACAACTCGGGCTACTCCGTGGCCGTGTCCTCGTTCTACATGGACCACCTCAAGGCGACCCGGATCGAGGGCGAGATGGCGTACGACGCCAAGATCATGGCCCCTGACTTGGGAGTTTTCCTGAAGAACTGCGGTGCTTCGGCCTGATCGGTATAATCCTCCAGGGCGGGACTGAACCCGAAGAAGTCTCGCCCTGGAGGTGACATATGAGGTATCGATTCACGGTCAGGAAGACCGTAGGGAAGAAAACGTACGAACCCGGGGAGGAAGCCGACGTGGGCGAGATCCTCGACGCGATGCCTCACCTCGCTTGGCGGGGCCACGTGGTGCCGGTGGAGGCTGCTAGTCCCGACTACTACGTCCTTTACAAGTCGCTGGCCGTCGGCGCTAGAAACTGGTACGTCGCCGGGCAGATCCTCGACGCCGAGGATGTCGAGCCCGAATGGATCAAAGTGGGCTACGCCGGTCCCGTGTCGGAGAGGACCGTGATGAACGCCTACGCTTGCGAGCAGGAGAACTGCAACGCGGTGTTCGTTACGAAAGAGGCACGCCAGAAACATAAAGAGATTACCGGCCACAAGCGCAAGTACTCGCCGCGTCGGAGGAAAGCGAGGGCGAAAGCATGACCTGGACCTACGGAGGCAACCCGGCCGCTTCGGTGATCGACGCCATCCGGCTCGAGATAGGGGACACGGTCGAAGAAGAACAGCTCCTCCAAGACGAGGAGCTCGAGTACTTCTACGAGGAAGAAGGCTCGATCCTCGGGGCGGCGGCTCGGGCGTGCGAAGCCATCGCGGCCAAGTTCGCCCGAGAGGCCGACCTGAAGGTCGGGGACCTTTCGCTTTCGGCCTCCCAAAAGGCCGAGCACTACCGAGAGAAGGCGAAAGCCTTGCGGGAACGGGCCAAGAAGAAAGGGTCCACGCTCGGGAAGCTGACGACTTCTGCGATCAAGACCGACAAGTACTTCCTGAGGGACATGTTCAAGTACGACGGAAGGAGGACGGGATGACGGAAATAATCATTTCGGTGGTAGGATCTCTTTTAGTCGCGCTTTACATAGCGCTTTTGCAGCAACTGTTCACCGTCAAGCGGGAGATCACGAAAATGCGATTCTGGCTGTTCGGAAACGGGAACCCTTCGAAGCCTACTGGCCCACTTTTCTTCCGGCTAGAAGAGATGTCCGTGCAACTGCAGGAACACTCGCGCAGGCTTGAGAGCATCGAGGAGGACCTTCGTGCCGCTCTCCCAAAGAGTCAGTGAAGCGCTCGACCATCTCAAGGTACGGGTCGGGAAGGAGGTCACTTACAAGCGCTTCAAGGGCTATGAGTACGACCCGACCTCGGGGACCGTTCCGACGTTCTGGGAAACTCCCACGTTCCGGGCGGTCGTGGGAGGGGTGTCGCACGATCTCATCGCGGTCTCGGGAGGCCTCCTGACGTCGGGGGACAGGGCGATTTATTTCCCGAAATCGGCCTTCACGAAGCAGGACGGGGAAACCTCCGATCCGCGGCCGGGGCCCGGCGATATCGTTGTCATCGACGGCGAAGAATGGGGCACGGATCTCGGCGACGGCAAGACCCTGTGGAACCTGGACCCGACGGGGACCATGTTCACGGTTTATTTGAGGAGGAGAAGTGGCTAGGATCGTTTGGAATCCCGGACCTTTGCTCAGCGAGGTCAAAACCAAAGCCGCGCAGAAGATGTATCAGACGGTGACGGTCCTGGTCAACGAGGCCCGCAGGATCGTGCCCGTGAGGACAGGTTATCTCAAGAGTTCCTTGACGTGCGAGGTCACGGCGGACGGGAGGACGGGATTCTACGGCAGTTTCCGGCCGTGGGCAGGCGAAGAGTCAGTTTCCTATAGCTTGTTCGTCGAGCTGGGCACTCGCAAGATGTCTCCCAGGCCCTATCTCCGTCCGCCCCTCGAGACCAAACGAGAGGAGATCAGACGGATATGGAGTGGCTGACTTTCAAGGTAATAGAACGGGAACCGGCTTTCCGGGGCCAGGTTTTCGTCAAGGGCTTGGCGGTCCGGAAAGACGGAATCTCGCTCCTGGAAGAGCTTGCCGAAGGGCGGGCCCGGCTCGTCCTGAAAGACGGAAAGACGTTCGAGCTAGCAGACGAATTCGACGAGGTGGTGAGAAAGCTGAATGGCTAGCCTCGAGAAAGAATTGAAAGAAGCGATCTTCGACCTCCTGAAAAACGATCCCGACGTGTCGGGCATCGTAGGGTCCAAGATCTTCGACACCTGGGTGCCTCCCGGCCCTTCGCCCCCCTGGGTGAGGTACTACATCGTGGCCGAGTCCGCGCTGAACGATTTCACAAAAGCCTCTCCGGTGGGCTATCGGGTGCCGATTACGGTGGACTGCACGGCTTCGGGCGAAGTCGCGACGGATGCCGAGACGCTCGCCGAACACGTATTCGACGCGCTGGACGGGGCGTCCGGGACCACGGCCAACTTCTCTTGGAAAGCCAAGAGGACCGCGGTGCGAAAGATTTATGATGATGAGGCTGGAGTGTGGATCGTTTCGGGGGATTATCTTTTTCTGGTGTCCCTAGCCTAGTTGGCGACCTACTAGGTGATCCTCTCTTCTCTTTTTCGACTCTCTCTTTTCAATCTGTCTCGGGGATCTCCTTTTCAAACCATGTCAGATGAGCTACCTCATCATATCCCAGTCGGATCTCTACGGGGTCCATGTCCCATTTCTCAGCCTGCTCTCGGTAGGCATCTTTCAGCAGGTTGAGATCCTCTTGGAGCTTGTAACCCCGCTTTTTCCACCACCGGATGAGTTCGCGCACCTCTCGGTACGTAGCGCCTCTCCCCTCTGTGTAGGGAAAGGCCTCGCCCCAGATTACGCCGCCGCCTGCTTGGGCCACGGCTTCTTCCAGGGCTTTTAGCATGGCCGTCCCGATGCCTTGGCCACGAAGGCGGCTGGGAACCCAGATCGCATGGATGTGGACTAAAAGGCCCCTGTCGTCTGTCTCTGCGGTGTATACGAGATTCGGGATGTCCCACTGTGTTAAGGTTTCACTTTCTCGGATCTCAGTCCCTTCGGGGGCTTTCACTTTCAGCTCTGTCCTTACCATCCTGCCTCCTTTCCTCTTCCGCCTATATTATACACCCGTTGCGACCGTTTGTCAAGTCCTGAGAAGGGGACATTTGTCCCTCGCGCTGGGAACCGAAGTGATCGGCGAAAATTCTTGAATTGCTTTCTCCTTTCCGGGACAGTCTTACGGAGGCTTCGGCCTTCATTATTAACTAGGAGGTGTAAGGAAAAATGGCAGAAATCTTCCGAGGATTTGACGGGTACTGTATGGTCGGCGACAAAGTCATCGGAGGCCTGAACCACTGGACCATCACCATCACCGCAGAGACCCAGGAAGTGTCCGCGTTCAACCCGACGGCGAGCACGACTTGGGAGAAGCGTGCCCGCAAGTACGTCCCGGGCGCGATCGGCTGGACCGCCACGTTCGACGGTTTCTTCGACGCGACCGACGAGGGCCAGCAGGCGATCAAGGACGCCGTGGTGGAGGGCACCGAAGTTTCCCTGTACTTCCACCTCGACGGAGACCGGTACTACGCCGGGAAGGGACTCCTCACTTCGGAGAACCCCGACGTGACCTGGGACGGCGTCGCGACCATCAGTTGGGACGTGCAGGGGACCGGTCCCCTCGAGAAGTACGGTTGGACGTGACGGCGAGCTAGGGCTACAATAGGACCGGCAGACACCCTGGGCCCACCGCTCTGGCTTTCTGCCTCCTTTCCGGGCGCGGCTCCTTGCGGGCCGCGCCTCGTTATCTGTATAATGGAACAAATGCTAGCTGCGTTGATGGGGACTAGACCGGAGGTTATCAAGCTTGCTCCTGTAGTTTGGGAGCTTTCCCGAAGAAAGATTCCCCACGAAGTGTGGGCGGTCACCCAGCATTCCGAGCTCCTCGAGACTGTGCTTAAAGAATTCCGGATCGAGCCGGATTATCGCATCGAAGTTCCCCGTCCCGACCCGTCGCTACTGAGCTTTTCGGAAGAGGCCCTCGGCCGGCTCAAATTCCTGTTCAAGGCTCGCGGGCCTTGGGCGGTCATCGTGCAAGGCGACAC